CGACTAGTAATGAGCATCAAGATAACCATCGTCTAGTACATAACAGTGCCATTTCGAACCCAACAATTGATAGCAAACTTGATTTTGTCGGGCGAGCTCAGCGCCTCCCCAGTGTGGAGAGTGTTAGGAAGCAGTGTTCCATCATCTAGGCAATTCCTCCAAAACACACAACTGCACGCTTTAGGCACAACTTCGACGCCGAGTTCCGGGAAAATGGTTCGACCGCCCTCGCCATGCTCGAGATCCGTGAGGTATATTAGCATGGTGAAGATCCTGTTCTGACCCTTAAAGTTTGGCTCGAAGTAATCATGATGGGGGGTGTATTGCTGTCCGGTTTCATATCTAACCAATTGAAGTATCTCAACATGACTCGTGGGCAAATTGCAGAGCCGAGCCACTTTTTTTGTAATTTCAATCACTACCTCATCTTCATCAGACTGGTTCATGTATGCAGAAGTAGACGTCCGCCATTTAGTTTGCGACTCGGCAGCTTGTCCATTTGCAGGATTCACAACTTTGCTTTGTTCACATTTTGAGCCGAATTTGTTAATCAAGTATGTGCATTGCTCTGGAGTGACAAAATTTTCCAAAACTCGAACTTCGTCAGTTGCCGGTGGCGAAGAGTAGCCAGCTTGTAATAGTTCTATTTCTTTATTACAACCACCGGGGTTATTCATTTTATATAATATAAAATAAAATATAAAATAGTATTTAAGCCATTTACTATATAGTTTAATAAAAAGTAGGTGTTGTTTTACATTTCTTACCATTTTGCGAATTACAATTCAGTAAAGAACTTTTTGGTTTAAATCCTTTTATTTTTAAAGACTCTATTAATTTATTTTTATTGGAGTAACCTTTTATTTTCAAAGGTTTGAAATCCTTTCCATAAACAAGATAACATCGTTCTTCGAGAATCATAGTATTCAATATATTATATAATATTATTTATTTTTATCTTTATATCATTGATATAAATAGTTAAACACCACCACGAAGTCGCAGTACTAAATGAAGTGTTGACTCAGCTTGGACGTTATAGTCAGCAATCGTCCTACCATCTTCTAATTGTTTTCCGGCAAAAATTAAGCGTTGCTGTTCAGGCGGAATACCTTCGCGATCTTGAATCTTTGCTTTAACAGTATCAATAGTATCCGACGATTCTACATCGAGAGTAATAGTCTTACCAGTGAGTGTTTTGATAAAAATCTGCATCTTGCTTGGCTAGCTTTAACGTGTGTGGTTATAATATATATACATATTTTTTTTCTAAGTATATTTGGATATTCATTATAATAGAGTAGGAGGATTCGGAATTTGATTTTCTTTATCTAATTCTTCATTCCTCTTTTTTTCTAAATCGTCTACAATTTTATTAGCATCTGCTAATTTATCGAGTAGTTTAACTTTACCTGATTTACTTGATGTCCATGATTTAGGTAAATTGGGATGCTTCTCTATTTTAAAATATTCGCGCTCTTTTGTATGCGATCTGTCTATCCATTCGCGATAATATACTACATATTTTTTCATCATATGATGTTCTAAACCTAGAGGCAATGTTTGTGCGCTATGTTTTCTGTTTCTTTTTTTAGTGAAAGAAACTTCATCTTTTAGATTTGCTTTTGTTTCTACTATTGCTTCAACTGTCGTCATTTTACTGTTTTTTATTATTATTTTATTATTAATTTATATAAATAAATTTAATTCATATATATAATGCATTATTTTACACATATAATATAGATAAAATATTCATAAATAATATCATAAACATGAATCTGTCTATTATAACACCTACATCAATCGCACATATTGTAATAATAATAGTAGTATCTGTTGTATTATTTTTTTGTATAGGATATTGTATTTCAAGACGTTATCGTAATATATGATATCGTAATATATGATATCGTAATACATATTATATAATATAGAAAATTGATATAAATAAAAGATTATATATTAAATAAGCACAACAAACATTCAATCGTCTCAAAACATCGTCTTAAATGGCCGGAAAGAGCAAAAGCAATAACAGTGGAAAAGGTAAGGCTGGCGCAAGCGGTGGTTCAAAGATGAAGACTGCGATGTCAGCACACAATAATCCAGCGGCGCGTATTCGAATTCCGCAGACAATTGGATTACCGGGACAAATCGCAAATAATGCAGGCGGGTATTCATTCCCTTTGCCTCTCGAACAGGAATGGATGAGATACCTTATTATTGGAAGCAAGTCGGATAGTGGAAGCTTCTATCAATGTGGTGGTGCAATTGCAACTACAATTTCGAGATGTATTATGGCAGCTGTATCATCTCCTACTACATGTGAGCATTTGATTCGGGATATTGTGGACGTATCTGTAAATGCACGAGCACCAAAACAGGAAATGACGATGATGTCACTCGCGGCGGCTATCGTGTTTCCGCCTGACAATGCATGCAAAGCAAAGGCACTGGCAGCAATCAATCAGGTATGCCGTATTCCAACTCACTTATTCATGCTTGTGCAATATATTCGCGACCTTTCGCAAGACAAGGCGAAACCAGGAAAAGGGTTTGGGAAGGGGGTTCGTCGCGCATTGACTGAATATTATACATCTCGTGGAGGATTGGAGTTGGCAGTTTTGGTGACAAAATATAAAAATCGCGAAGGCTGGACACACGAGGATTTGATTTCACTGCTCCATATCAATCCCGCGCAAATGAAAGATGATGGCGGGCGTCTTGTATTGGAGTGGATTATGAAAAAGGACAAACCTGAGCGCCATATTGTGGCGAATCCTGCAAAGGGAATCGTGGCGACAACACTGCCTGCAAAAATGGAAAGGACTGAATTTCTGAAACGACTGGCGGCGATTTCAACTCCAGACAGGGGTGATGGTGTTGCTGATGGAGGAAAAGGATTTATGAAAACTATTGCGAGTGCGATTGGGACGATTATGGGAGGAGGTGGAGTGGCAGCACCTGTCGCGAAAAAGGTGTCCGTTCTATTTGAAATAGCCCACCCAGAAAGCTCAATGGTTGGCACGCCTATAAAACTTATGGTTAATGATACAGAGCAGTTATATAATGTCAAGAAGACACTTGCTGATATGGGTGTTGCTCCGATTGGGAATATGGTTCTATGGTATGCTGGAAAAGGAATATCATCTGCGAAATCATTGCTAGATATTTCATATGACTCGGCGAATAAGATATACGTTCTAGCGGGAACAGAACCTGTGGAAGTTGTGGCACCGGCAACGACAAAGGCGGTAAAGAGCGAAGGACCAAAAGACGAAGAAGGAGAATCGAAAAAAGTGGCAGAAGATCCTCTCGTGGCAACTGCCAGGTTCTTGAAAGCATTGATCGAGTTGTCAAAAACAGGTGAAAAGAAGGATGCTACCACGGCCGTCACAATTATGGAAAGGAATAAAAAGATTCAGCGCGAACATTTGCCGACCGAGCTACTAAATACGCCACAAATCTGGGAAACACTTCTTAGCGGAATGGGAATGACTGCACTGATTCGCAATCTCGGAAAACTGTCACAAGTTGGAGTATCGTCATCAAAGTCGCAGGATATTATTAAAATGCTGGGCGACCCTAAAAATGTCAAGGAGTCAAGGGTTCATCCACTTCAAGTTCTTGTTGGAATGAAGACGTATTCACAGGGAAAGGGCGATCTTGGCTCAATGACATGGCCTGTAAATTCTTACATCACTACGGCGCTTTCAACGACATTTAGGTATGCATTTGGAAATATCACACCTACAGGGAAACGGTTTATGATTGGATTGGATGTATCGGGGAGTATGTCGATGTGTATGTGCGCGGGGGCAAAAAATATTACGCCACGCGAAGGGTCGGTTGCGATGGCGATGATGACACTACACGCCGAGGGTTCACAAAATGTTCACATCTATGGGTTCAGTAATATATTCTACAATTTCAATGGGAAAATTCGCCCTGAGATGACAATACAGGATGCAATTAAAGCCACCGATGTGCCGTTTGGAGCTACAGATTGTGCTTTGCCGATGACGGAGGCGCTTAAAATGTATACGAGTAACGGGGTAGGAATTGATGTATTTTGCGTATATACGGACAATGAAACATATGCACCAAATATTCATCCTCAAGTGGCGTTGGAGGAGTATCGCCAAAAAACGGGAATCGATGCGAAACTAATCGTGGTTGGAATGGTGGCGAATCAGTTGACAATTGCCGACCCGAAGGACAAGAATACATTAAATTTGGCTGGATTTGATACATCGACACCGGAACTCATCAGCATGTTTGTGCGGGGCTTGATTTAAAGCTGAAGACGACATGTTATGATCCGATGAATATATTATTACTTTTTTTAGTAATAATATATCTAAACTATATAAAAAGATTGTAATTATATTATGTAGCAAATTACATAATATAATACAATACAACACAACACAACACAGACAAAATGGAAGCTCTCGCTACTACAACTACAACTACAACTACAACTACGACTACAACTACATATACTGATGTTATTACAAAATTCAAAGATTTGAAAAATAAATACTATACGGTTCGTGGATGTATGATTTTAACAATTAATGATGATTTTTCTAAACAATTTCTAGAAAAATATCCAAATTTAGTATGGAGTGAAGAATATAATGAATATGCTGAAGCGCATGTTTTTAGGGCTAAAGTAAATATAAATAGTTTTGGAAAACAATTTGTGGTATATTTACATCGTCCTATAAAACAAATTCATAGATGGGAGTATGAGTATTTTTTCGGATTTGGAGGACACAATGAAGGTTTTTCATTTGATCGTATCATTGCAACATTTCAAGAAACTTTTGACGAGGATATTGATATTGAATATTTGCTAATGACGGGAACACTTGCTAGTGGAGAAGACAGAGGCGGAGGCGAATGTTGCACAATCGATGAAAAATATATTAAAAATGTTTTGAAATTGTTGGTTCTTGGTGGGTATGTAAAAAAATGGGCAGCTTGTAATGAATTTAAAGACTGGTTTAAAGAATGTGGATTTAATGTAGATTTTGATACAAGTACCGGGCAAACAATTACATCATTTATTTTTGAAGATTATCAGGTTATTGAGCCCTGAATAATGAATGAAGAATCGCCTGTAATCTCACGAAGAACGTGGGTAGTATATGCACGCGCGACAGAATCCGCTTCATAATAGTTCCAATATATGGCTTGAAGTCCTAGATCCGAACATCTATGATTACCCACACAGATCACATTTGTAAAGTGTGATATAGTACAATATACATACGATAGTGGATAATCATTTTTGACAAATGTGCCTTTGAATTTTTGGTGTGAATATTCGGGGCGTTTTTCTTGAATCAGGTATGTTTTTCCGGGTATAAGGGCGATGGGTTTTACAAGTTGGAGAGGGCGCATTGGGGCGATGTTACGGTTTTCTATAAATATAACGATTAAATAATATAACAATTTCAATTTAATTTTATAATTTAAAATATGATAAACGAACAAAACATAAATAACCATCAGCACCGGTAATGGTGCTTGCGACATAAAAATTTGGTGAAAAAATTGTATCACTATAACGTGAAGTCCATCCATATTTTTTTGAAGATGCATCTTGAATTTCTTTCCTAGTTAAATGGTTTTCTAGAAGTTGAAAATTAACTGCTTTTGTTTTTTGTGGGGTTAAATTATTTATATTTAAAACAGGTGGTTCTATTGAACCAACTCTAAAACTATTAGACTGTTTTGTATAATTAGTATTAGTATTTATTTCTTCTATATCTGTTTCGTCGGGATTAAAAGTTATAGTAGAAAATATAGCACTAGCAGATAACTGATCTACAGTTCTAATTTTCCATGAAATATCTCCAAAAACAATAGAATAGTTTAACCATTTTGAACTACCACTTAAATATGTTGTAGTATCAATAAAAACTTTGCCACCATTAGTGCAGAATAATATTCGTTTTCCATAACCACTCGGTATGTTAGATGTATTATTTACTACAATATTTGCGAGAACTATCCATACTCGATCAAGAAGTTCTACTTGTTCTCTTGTTTGATTATATGGGTTTTTTAAAAATTCTATTGTTATAGGGTGATCTTTTAACATTCTCTTATATATTTTTAACTCTTTTGCAATATCTCTAAAACTTTTATTTAAGTCGGGAATTATTTCACATGGAACTTTTTTTGACATTTTATCTTTATATATATTATATTATATTATATTATATATTATATTATTTTCTAAATATGTAACAATATTTTTTCTGATTATGTATAATGTTAATATATTGAAGCGGCAAAAAACGGTGTCATGATATAATGTAACGATGTGATAATGTTACATTTTTCTATAAATATAAAGACTAAATAATATAAAAATTTTAATTTTATAACTTATAAAATTGAAATGGAAAATATGTCTATATGTATGTATCAGCAAAAGGCATATCAATCAATTATTATATCAAATTAAATTTGATTTGATATAACTAAAGTTTAGAAAAATGACAAGTATTTCCAGTAGTGCCAAAACTAACACAAAGCAGACCGGTTCAAAAAAAGTGACAAAAAAGGCACCAAGACAAAAGGTATCAAAACATAAATTACAATTTAATGAATTTGAGGTATTATCAAAACACGCAATAGGGGATGCCGGAGAAGAGTTCATTTGCAATACCATCCCTTGCGAATCGTGTGGTCGCATAACATGGACAAATTTGAACAAAAAACAAATGAACTATCCCGGTGTTGATTTATGCTGTGACTATTGTGGCACATATGTGCAAGTGAAAACAATGTGTAGCAAAAACGGGGGTTGCCCTTTGTCGCAGGCTAGCAATGGTGCATGGAAATTCCCAACATCAAAAAACACTGTTCGTGAAACGTTGAAAATGTTGAAGAACAATGTTCGTTATATTGCGGTTGTTTATGATATGAATTATAATATTATAGAGGTAAGTATAACCGGACTACTATCGTGTAAAAATATACACCATACGGAAAATTATATAGTTTCCGATGATATTAAATATTACAATCCGCGAATTTTGCAGACATTGAAAAGTATATGCGATGGTGTCAAATGAATGAGGATTGGTGCGTCAGTGTTTAATTCGTTTTTTTATTTTTATTTACACCATCTTTAATTTTTCACCTATTTCTTTGTAATAGTGTCCATTATATGGGATATTTTTGGTAAGTGCTTTTGTCAAAGTTTTGTCGCTTATTGCTAACGATTTAATACAATCGTATTTACTATTATATGTTTTTAGTAAATTGAAACATATAATACAAATATATTTTATATATCATCATATTATCATATTATGGAAAAAGAACATAATACTGCTAATTTAATTAAAAAAAGTTATCCTAGTTTATTAAATATTATAATTCAGAATGTTGAGCCTTTTACTTTGTATTGTTGTAATGATGTTGCTTCTATATTAAAATTAAAAAATATACGTTCTTGTATTCGAATGTATGATTCATCAGAAAAAATAAATATAAACAATAAAACAAATGGGGGAATTCAAAAAATGTCCTTTCTTACATATAAAGGTTTAGAAAAATTAATATTAGGTTCAAGAAGTTGTGAAGCAGTTGAATTTTGTAAAGTTTTAAGTATACACGGTATTAGAAAGTTATTTCCAATAGAAACAGATATAGTATTAAATATTATAGAAGTATTTAAAAATGAAAATATACATAGACAATTTATTTGTGATAAATATAAAATTGATTTATATTTTATAGATTATAAATTAGCTATGGAATGCGATGAAATACATCATATATATAACAAAGAAAGTGATAAAATAAGGGAGGAATATATAAAAACAAAACTTAATTGTAGCTTTATTAGATTTAATCCTTATGATGAAGAATTTAATATTTTACATTTATATAATAAAATTCACACACATATTATTAATTATTTAAAAAATAAATTGTAAGTATATTATTTGCTCAACCGGTGGTGTGAGCAACACATTATTGCTTTCTCTCACGGGAAAGCAAAACATTATTGGTTCTTGCTTTGCCAACTGGCAAAGCAAGATTTTATGATATTTATCAAGTATAATTTTATATTATTTTTGCTTTACTAACAGGTAAAGCAAGATTGTTTTTTGCTTTAATAATCAACAAGCAAAAGTTAATTAACCATATTCAATATTACGGATATATATCACTTTCTAAATCTGTAACAATCTTATTTGCCGAAAGTAGTTTATCTATTAATGAAATATTTGAAGATTTACTAGAAATCCAATGTTTTTGGAGTTTCGGATGTTTCTCCACTTTAAAAAATTCTCTATGTTTTGTATGTTCTTTATTCAACCATTCGTGGTAATATACAACATATTTTCTCATCATATCGTGAGTTATTTCATCGGGTAATTTTTTTGCGTTGTATTTTCTTTCTCTTTTTGTTCCATCATCAGCAGTACCTTTACTATTTTTTTGCTGTTCTTCTCTTGTAGCGATTCTTAAATTATCAAAACAATTATTTAACGGATTTCTATCAAGATGGTCTACACTTATAGTATTTGTTCCTTTACCATTACCCATACATCCTGTTATTACTTGGTGAATATGAATATTTAAATGACATGAAATATAACCATTTGACATTTTATACCAAGTAATTTTATTTCCTTTATTATTCGTTTTTTCATAATCTAATATTTTTTGGTAACTTGTCAGGCATAATATACAAAATGTATCAACTTCACAATACATAACTATAATAGTGGTTCCATTTTCATTTTGGATTTTCCATAATGGGTTTTTTTCTTGATTAGATGTTCGACCAATCGTTTTAATATGACCTCGTATAAAGTCTATTTTTGCCGTTTTATATTTATCGCGAATATATTCATCTTTTAATGAAAATGTGTTACCAATATCCATATCTATTTGTCTTTGTATAACTTATATCAAGTATGTACGTAGTGCGTAAACCCTTTATGTGTCATCAATTTTTCATATTATTAAATACATAATAATATTAAAATAAAATTGTAATTCCAATTGTGAAGCGCACACGCAATTTAATTGCTGTAAGCACTCTTATTCCCCTAAGTTTCCCTAGAGGGAGGACTGTATCTTAAGCCGTTTCAGGTTGCTTAAACCTTCATTAACGACCCACATCCGTTCAGTCTCTGACGCCCTACCATAGACTAGCATATTAATATCGTCTTTAGGTAGTAAGCATGCGGATTGCCCAATCTTTTTCATTATTACCATACCCAAGTTCATTACTCTTGGCCACTTATTCCTTTCGGAGATAAGCTTGGTAGAAAAAGCTCTAAGGGGTTTCCCGAACAACAAGATGTGTTGCAACTCCGACGACAACAAGTCGGAATCACTAGCAGTTAGTCAAATCATCAATAACGATGATGGTGAGGACATAAATGGTTTTCCATAGTAAGAGCTCACTTTACTATGGCATACTGCTTTTAGGCCCTTGTTCACAGCTAGTATGATCATCATCATAACTAAGCATGTAGCTTCAAGGCCTCCCATACCACTCATGATACGGAGAACATTGTAATTGGTAGCATAGACACGAACCTTGGCAGTCTTGGTGCCCTCAACGGTAGCGTTGGAGAGAACAAGCTGAAGGGTAGCATTGTCAATGCGGGAGAAGTTGCACGATCCGCTTGGTTGATGCTCTTCGGGGCGGAGCGCAAAAGAGTAAATGTTGATACCAGTGTCAGGGGTGCGGGTGTGGTGCTGGAAGGGCTGAACAAGGTCGAAGTAAGTGCCTTCACGCTCAGAGAAGCGATCCTGACCGTTAAGCTGGAGCTTAGCGGTGACGACAGGGTTCATACCCCAGCAGTGGAGGTCAAGAGAAGTCTGGGTAAGAACGAAAGTGCCGGCATCAGATACACCAGAATTCTCGTAAGGATTGGTGACGCTGTTGCCAAAGCCGGGAGCAAAGTTGGGCTGATCGTAGCCACCACCTGAAACGCCAGCGGCCTCGCCCTGCTGCCACCAGTAAGCGTTGGAGACATCAATAGCGCCAGCCTCAGCAAAGAGACCAGAGCCATCGATGAAGGAGCCAGTAGTCTGGGCAACAGCATCGTGTCCACCAAAAGCGTGGATAGCGTTGGGAAGAGCATCGACGGCATCAGTATAGTTAAAGGGCTGAGCACCGAGGAGCCTGTAAAGAAGCTGGTTGCAGTCGAGAGAAGAACAGTAGTCAACGTTCTGATCGGGCTGAACAACCCAGATGAGCTCCTTAACGGGGTGGTTAAAGTTGAGCTTGATCTTGTTGGAAGAAGAGCCGACAGACTCGTCACCAGTGAACTGAAGCTGCTCAATAAGATACTCATGGGGGTTCTGAGCCATACGCCTGCGCTCATCAGTGTCGAGGAAGACGTAGTCAACATAGAGAGAGGCAGCGACCAGAGACTGGTTGTAAGCGGTGTTGACGCGACCACCGGCAGAAGAACCCAAAACGTTGGCACCGCAACTGAGAGAGCCGACAGCCCACAAGCACTCGTCAATGGGACGAATATCGAGGTTAATTTTGACCTCGTGATACTGAAGGGCGATAAGGGGAAGAGCAAGACCGGGGTTACGGCAATACCAGAACTGGAAGGGGATATAGAGAGTAGTCTCGGGAAGAGCATTGCGGGGAGCGCAAACCTGACGGGGAGCGTTAGCCTGGCAAGGACCATCGATAGCATTGAAAGAGGGATCGGTGATAAAAGTCAACTCGGTGGTGTTTCCGACCATGGCAAAGTAACCGGGCTGCTGATCAAGAGGGAGAGTAAGGTTGTTCCAGATATGCATCCAGTCACCATACTGGCGATCAATGCGCTGACCACCGATCTCGACCTCAACCTGGGAGATAAGCTGCTCACCGGGGAAATCGAGCCAACGGGCATAAACACCGTCCTGGAGGGAGCCCTTCATAGACTGGTTAATCTCGGGGAGAGTAACCTGAAGGTAGGTGCGGTAAGCCAAATCACCATTACGAGAAATGGTGCAGGTTACACGACGACCGAAATCGGCCTGTCCGTTAAAAGTCTGCTCAATAGACTCCATAGCAAAGTTGGTGTGACGTTTGTAAGATACCTTCCAAAAGGTGATCTGAGGGTTACCAGTGAGATAGACGTCCTGGGCGCCGTAAGCTACAAGTTGCATAAGACCTCCTGCCATTTTTGTATATTATAATATTGCTAAAGAAAAAAATTTTATAAAAAATCTTAATTAACTTTTTATAAATTAATAATTAATTATAATTGACAAAACATCGATACTATCAATAAACAAGATTATTCATATTTGATTTTAAAAAATTCACTAAATATTCGTCAGAGTAAATCTCTTTTTTATTTTCATGTTTTTTCCTAAAAACAAAATTATCATTTTTTTTTCTTATACTCCATCCATTCTCTAAAGTATTCATTAAAAATATCATTAAATAAATATCATTTTTCATTTCTTTATTTATATCCATTTTTCCCTTCTCAATTAGCATTTTTAGTGTTATAATACCTTCATGCAATGGAATAATATCTTCTTTTTTTTTATTAAATGGTGCTTTATTTTGTAAATTAGCTTCTAAATTAACTTCTAAAGTATCACGTTCTTGATTGGGGTGATGCTGCCCATTATATATTTTTCGTATGATTCGTTTATTTAAATAATCTTCGGTAATAAATTCAGTTGTAGAATTGTCTAAATTTTTTAAATAAAAAACCGTTTTCCTTTTTTTTATAGCCCAGTTTTTTTCTAAAGAGTTCATAATAAATTTCATTTTATAATATGTTTCTTTTTTGATATTTGCAATATTTAATGACTCTATATTTATATTTGTTTTTAAAACATTTGACTTTGATATATCGTCTTCGTTTTCATTGCTCATACCACCAGTATCTTCTATATTTTGTGTTTTACTATTGTTAGAATATACGTCTAAATTATGAGGCAACATTATTTTATTTTTATAGAGAAAACATTAATGGAAATTTAACACTAAACAATGTAGGGTTGTTTAATTTGAATTAATTATTATATAAAATAAATAATATGTTATTACTAAAATTAATATAAAACTAAATACATTTATTACAAAATTTGATAAATTTGATACAATATCTTGCGATGAGTTTAGTGATGTAATATTTACATACGTATTTATCTTAGTAACTAGTAATAATTTTATAAACAATGGATGAATAATATTAGTAATTATACTTAAAACTAAATCTTTAAATGCGGCGGCTATAGCTACTGCTGCTGCAAATGTTAATACAGTCTCAGTTTTTGTATCTAAAAATTTTCTTACTAAATGTATTATAGTATTATTTTTTACTTTATTTTTATTTTGTAATTGTTCTTGGTTATACATTTATACAGATATATATATATATATTTTATTTTGTATATTAGATATTAAAAAATATATAAGTATATCAATAATAGACAATAAATATAAATATTATATATACATGCCTTCTTTTAAACATAAAACAAATAAAAAAATATATGTAGATAAAAAAAGAATAATGACGCTAGATGGTGTGCATCGTGAGCTACAATTAGAGTTTAATTTAATTAATAATATAACACTACCTGATTTAATAAATAGAAAAAATGAAATAATGAAAAGATTAAACGATACTACTATCCCTATAGACATAAATGAAAAAATTGAATTACAAGATTCATTATACGATATTAAAAATGATATTTCTAAAAATAAAAAAAAAATAAAAGATTACTATTTAAACAATAGTAGATGTATTTTTGATTATTTTGAAAATAAAAAAGAAATAACAAATGGGACAAATAAGACAACAATTCTTAATTCATTTTTTAAATTAAATAATAACTCTTTCGATGAGAACGAATTGACTCGTGCAAACGACAATAATGTGCAAAAGTTTTTTACAAATCTCGACCAAACATTTATAAATATAAATGACTATACGTATGCTACAGATATATGCCAGTCATGTAATAAAGGAGAAATGATTCCTGTTGAACATGAGGGGATAATGGTTTGTAATGTTTGTGCAAAACAAATTACCTACCTTATTGAAAATGAAAAACCGTCTTATAAAGAACCACCAAAAGAAGCATGCTTTTATGCATATAAAAGAATTAACCATTTTAAAGAAATACTTGCACAATTTCAAGCAAAAGAAACTACACAGATACCCGAAGAAGTTCTTGAAAATATAAAACAACAACTCATTAAAGAGCGTATTAATCTTTCAAAATTTACAAACATAAAAGCAAAAGAAGTTCTTAAAAAATTAGGGTATAATAAATATTACGAGCATATTCCGTTTATAAAAGATAAATTAGGAATTAAACCTCCTACTATGACGCCTGAATTAGAAGAGACATTGTGTAATCTTTTTATGGAAATACAAGGACCTTATGCGAAATTTTGTCCTGATGATCGTGTAAATTTTTTGAATTATTATTATACAGTTTATAAATTGTGTGAACTGCTTCAAAAAAGCGAATTTCTATCTTATTTTCCAATGTTGAAAGATAAAGAAAAGCGAATTGAACAAGATGATATTTGGAAGAAAATTTGTGAAGAATTAAATTGGGTTTTTATTCCTACGCAGTAGTTTTAACAAAATATCAAAATAATAACAAACATATTAACAAACATATTAACAAACGTATTAACAAACGTATTTTTTAAATCGTCCATTATGAAAAATTGTATCAACTAACACTGCAAATAGCATAGGAAATTGCCATACTGAAAATATACGATTATGTGTATTATCTGTTGTAAATAGTGTAACAAATGTTATGTAAAAACTAATAATAAGGCATACCAATAGTAGTAAAACAAATATAGTTTGAATAAAGTTTAAATTTATATATAGTTTATTTAAAGTTATCATTATAATTTATGCGTTACGGTTTATAATACTATATAAATAATACAATATTTTATAAATAATACAATATTTTTTATCATAAATATTGTATTATTATCACGTGAATGGTAACGTTTTATAAACAAATTCAACTATTTAAAGCTTGAGAGGGGTGGGGAAACCAACAAGGTTGGCACCGATTCCGAAACCGGCACCAGTTCTTGCAGAAACGGCTAAAGTGGGGACATACACATCAAGAATAGCAAAAGTGGCTGCAGCTACAAGAGAAATCAAAGCAATTTCGTCTAATTTAAGAGTGCGAGATGGTATAGAATAAGCAACTATAGCAACGCAAAGACCTTCAATAATATACTTAATAAAGCGCTTAAAAAGCTCACTAAAATCAAGTGTTCCGTACATTATAAATATAATGTAGAAAAAAATATTATGTAATGTTTTATATATTGTTAAATATAATTGTTAAATATAATTGTTAAATATAATTAAAAATATTAAATGATTAAACTAACTTAAAATAATTATTAGAATATATTTTATAATGTCTAATCAAAACACTTTACCAAAGGGAGTTACTCCTAAATATTTACCTGATGGGAATGAAAACCCTAAATATGCCGATCTTTTGGAGGAGGATAAACCCATCGCTGGACAAAAATTTGTATGTCTTTCATTTGTTTCACCAGAACATATTATTAAACAGAGGGAGCAATTTTTATTCGAACAGTTTGTGAAACAATGGGATTATAAAAAGTCGATGGAAAAATTTACACAGTTTCTTAATTTTGTATCATTTAAATATTCTCTTTCTTTTGATAAATTGACTGCCGATTTTCAGGAGTTTACCAAGGAAGAAGGTGAGACTATTCGCTCTACATCAGCAACCCTAATTAGCGATGATTATAAAACATTTTTGGATAATCATGAAGAGGAACTTGAGCAGAAATTCGGCGAGAAGCATCAATTCCAGACATCTACACGCGGTATTAAAGTTCGCGGTGTTTTTGCTACACAAGGTGAAGCCGAACTTCGTTGTAAATTGCTCCGCGAGGTTGATCCCAATCATGATATTTATGTAGGACAAGTTGGTATGTGGGTCCCGTTTCATCCCGAGGCATACAAGACAGGACGTGTTGAGTATATGGAGGAGACACTTAATCAGCTTATGTCTGATAAAAAGAAGAATGAAGATATTGCAAAACAAGAGTTTGAGAAACGTGTGCGTGAAGCTAGACAGAAAGCAATTGAAGAGAATATGAAGAAAGCGGAAGAGTCTGGTAATAAACTTACACAAACGATTAATGCAGATGGTGAGTTGGTTGGTATTTCAAATGTTGCTAACTTTGACGGATTGAACGAGGATGCAACAATTGATGACATTAAGAAGAGCATGTTTGAGGCAGAGAACGTGGTTCTCGATAAGAATACGGATCATGGTTTGTCAAAACTGACACATTTTGAAAATTAAATACGCGATAGTAAATAGTAAATAGTAAATAGTAAATAGTAAATAGTAAATATGCTATAGAAATTATTAAATATTATATGTTAAATATTATATGTCATTAATATATAATATTTTATTATTAATCGGCATGAATAAAAAGGTAAAGTTATATGTAAAAAGTAACTATTTTAAATCATTTAATTCTGATAATATATTTATTCGCTTAGTTTGTTTATTGTTCATTCTAGCAGCTCTTATTATATGCTTATACCTATTATATAGAGCAATATCAAATGCATTATATATGTATCGATTAAAAAACGATTTTTATAAATTGCGCGACATGGGAATAAATGTTAAGAACTATAATATACTATATTTCGAAGAGTTTAAAAAAAAATATATAATGAATTTTTCCAAATTAAAAAATACTAAACATACTGAATTTAAAAATAAAAATGCAATCGGTATGATTACAGATAAATATGTTATTTTAGATTTTGATACAAAGAAAGGTATAGAGAGTGCAGATTTTTTAATTGAAAAAATACCAAAAGATACAGTTTGCGAAAAAACACCCAACGGTTATCATTATTATTTTGAAAATGATACAGGAAAACCGGTTTATACATATGTTCAATTGGTTATTAATGATATAAAATATTCTGTTGACATTTTAGGTGTTGATCATTTGATAATAACATCACCTACAAATATAAATGGAAAAGATTATTATTGGATAAATAGCATATATACACATAAAGCGGCAAAACTATCTGAAAATACATGGATATTAGATCTATTAAAAAATCAGAAACCATTCCATCGCAAATTTAATAATGTTAATTTGTCATTAAATATTAAAAATGCTTTTATAATAATAGATGATTTGAATATTGAAAATAATATTAGGTTTACACTTGGTATGATGAAGGAATATTCTAGAAAAATAAAATTATTAAATGGTGTTATTTATGTATATGATGATAACTTTTATTTTTTGACAAGAGGTAGTTTTAGTAAATACAAGAATAAGAAAACTCTGGTAGAAAAATTAAAAAATATTATTACCGAATTGAAACCATCTTGTATTGTAGATTTATCTATTATATATAGCAATTATCTGAAATCTGAAAATATTTTTCAAATAACATCAGCTGTTATACATAACGATTTTAAAAATTATAAATATAATAACGAATTTCCAAACTATATTGAAACTACTAACATATACAAAAAAACAAAATATATAATCAAAGATACAATTACTATAACCAATTATGATACTACAAAAGCAAGAGTAATAACAAACACAACAATAACAACAACAACAACAAATGCAATGCAGAATACATTTGGAAATCACAGTATTAATAAAATATTGACAGGTAATGAAAGTATTTATATAGCAATTTTACTTTCAAACTATTTTAATATACAATGTATTACACTTGGGGTTATTTTAAGTAATAGCGATGATCCGGAAGAATATAGTAAATCTTTAAATCAAGCTTCACATAAAATTATAAATACGATATTTTTGTTATTTTAGTATATTTTAAAATATTTTTGTTATTTTAAAATATTTTTGTTATTTTAAAATAAATTATTTTTATTATCTATTATTTTAAATTTAATCTTATATAAAAATTATTACCATTTATTTTTATTCACTTTGATTTTAGGCCCTTGGCCTTTGCGTTTTATATTTGAAGGATCATACTGTTCTTCGTCATCATCAGAATGTATATCCTTAGACATCTCCCAGAATTCTTTTGCACCCAATTTAAACGGGCCATGTGTTTGTGCTTTATACCAAAATATTTGATCATGTAATTTATTTGACTTTGCATTATTATTTATTACTAGACATTCAAAATTTTCCGTGCATTGATCCATAACCTGGCAAAAACTTTCAAATGTTGGAAACATACCCGCATAGTTTTCATAAATTCTTTTACGATTTCCAATATACGGCTCACGTAGAATAAAAACATAGTCTATATTTGTTCGCAAATTGGGTGGAATACCGAGCGGATACTGCATCGTAATTACCAACATGACTTTCCAGTGACGCCCATTCATGAAAAGTAAACGCATCATTACGTCCTTGGTCCATTTATTATCGAAAAGACAATCATCTAATACCACAAATGTTCGTGGATCGATTGTGCTTCTTTTATATGTTTCAATCTCCTTTTTCATTTGTTTTAATACAGCTTTTTGTCGTTTTAAAATATTCTCTATAATTGCAGTATTATATGCATCATGGATAAATAATTTAGGTACATGCTCGCCGAAAAATCCATTTCCTGCCTCTGTCCCTGATATAACTGTGCCAATAGGAATATCTTGATGATAATACATCAAATCTTTTACCAAAAAACTTTTACCTGTATCACGTCGTCCGATCAAAACAATAACTGGTCCTTTATTTTCATCTGGTCTAAAACTGATTGAACGCATATCGAATTTAGCTAACTCTAAACCAACGCTCATTATTGTGTGGTTTTTATTTATACTATATATTAAAAAATATAATTTTTATAAACGCATATTTGTTTTTATATTTATGGTTTATATTTATGATTTAGTTTGTTTTAGTTTGTTTTAGTTTGTTTTAGTTTGTTTTAGTTTGTTTATTAGTTTAAAAAGTAATAAAAATATGTATTTAATTAATTAAGTAATAAGATATGGATATTGGTGATGATCAACCTGTTTTCGGAGAAAATACATTTTCTTTGCACTATAGAAAAATAAACAATCGGGATTTATTTTCTTCTTTAGAAAATTCTGAACTTGGAATAAAAAGTAGTAGAAATTATATTCCGTTATATGAAACTTATTTCAACCTAAACGAAACAAACTATAATTCTATCAATTTGAATCAACGATTTTATGTATCAGCTTTATCTGGAGTGGTTGATAAAAATAATATACAGGCTGCTGTAGTAGACGCTTTTAAAAGCACTTCCGATTCTTTAACCATTGTTCATAAACCAATTTTTATAAAATTTTCTCCATTAATTGATCCTGTCAAATACATGTCGGGCAAATATGTAAATGTAAATGTAAATGTAAATACGAATACGGAGCTTTTGAATATTCCCATATTATCTAAACTTGAAAAACAAGGACACTTGAAAGCAAATGATAAAAATAATTCTGCATATGTCGATGGTTTTTTTTCATATTTATCAAGCCAAGTTTTAAATTGTCACGATTTTATTCATGGACTTAATTATTATGGTTCATTTAACGCTATTAAAAGTGAATTTTATTACAACGTATTTGATGATATCGATTATTTAGATAAAAATCCTTTTTTTAACAAAAATAAAACTATTCTTTTTGATGTTGAAGATATAGAATACTTTAACGATAGTGAGACAAATAGTAATTGCAGTGAAACCAAACATTCGAGAAATTCTAGAAATAAAAAAAATAAAATTATTATCGATAAAACAGATAATATAAACGAATCTAACAATACAATAGTTCATGATGATTTTGATAAAATTAATAATGAATTAAATTCAATATTTAATACCTCGCCTCTTTTGGACTTGTCTTGTTCTTCCATATCTTCAATATCTCCCCCTACTTTCTCTACTTTCTCTACTTCTACCACTTTATTGCAAAATAATATTGAATCTGATATTGTATCTGATATTAATACAATGTATACTGATACATCTTTATTTGATGCTATTCCGTTAGATGATATAGAAATTGCAATAAATGAAGATGATGGTAAAATTACCTTAAATAGAAATAACGATAGTGATGGCGAAGACTCGATGACATCGGGTTCTTGTTCGTCACGATCATCTTATACAAGTGAAAGTGGAAATGAAAATGAAACCGGAAATAACGAAACATTTAATATCGAAGAGTCAGTATATGGCGATGGTGGTGGTGGTCGTAGTGGTGGTGGTAGTCGCGATACAGGGGGCAAAAAAATAAAACAAAAAAATGGCAAAAATGCTAAAAATAAATCAAAATCATTTTCTGAAGATTCTTTTTCTGGTGATAACAGCGATGAAAATGACGACAAATCCGGCTCTCATAGTGGGAGCGAAAATGACGAATATGATGAAGATGATTATGATGAGGATGAAGAAACATTGTGGGCTACAATTAAGAATTTTCCCGTATCCGCAATTATGTTGGAAAAATGCGACAATACACTCGATTCACTGATGATGCAAGAAAAAGAAATGACAGAAAATGAATGGACATCTGCACTTATGCAAATTATTATGACACTTATTACGTATCAAAAATTATTCGGATTTACACATAACGACTTGCATACGAATAATGTTATGTTCATATATACAGAAAAAGAATATATATATTATCTTTTTAATAAGAAATATTACCGCGTTCCAACATATAATCGCGCATTTAAAATCATCGATTTTGGACGCGCTATTTATAAATATAAATCCAAAGTCATATGTAGCGACAGTTTCAGTATGACAGGTGATGCAGCCACACAATATAATTGCGAACCCTATTTTAATGATAAGAAGGCGAGATTAGAACCGAATTTTAGTTTTGATTTGTGTCGACTTGGGTGTTCTATTTTTGATTATTTTATTGACAATATAAACGATGTTGACA